CCCATTTGTGCGTAAAGAGACTGCCGTAATTTGGCAAGCATACTATTTACGTCTTCCCCCTCTTTCCAGGAGTGGGCATCTAAGTATGCCTCCGCAGCTGGAGTAAGCTGCTCATCAGACATGTCACTTATATGGTACTTGGTAATACCAGCGACAGCCTTAATTATCTCATCTCCGAAAGGATGACCTTCGATATCCATCATCTGCTGAGTCGTAGCAAGTTCAATATATTCTTTACTCCCATAAACTGAACTTTTCATACGCTCTGAATACATTAAGGAGTTAATCACTCTAAATATAGGACGAGTTTGTAGATTCTCATCTACATACCATTTGGAATTCCACAGATAATCACCGATAACAGATTTATCTGGATGAATATTCCGACGACTAGCATGACTAATCTTCTCCAAATTTTCCTTTGACAACTTCGTATTTAATCCAATGGTAATGTCATCACCATTGACACATATACAAACAATGTATCGGTCAAGTTTGTAACGTGCTAATGCCTCGATAATATCAAAGACATTACAGAATCCATCAAATAGGTTCGTCGTCTTAGATCCGGATGGTTGACCTCCACTTCGCGTTAAATCGCCTTCCGGCATAACTAGGCTTGCAGAAACCAAGTAGTCTTTAACAAGTTGTTTAAACTCATAATCTGCGCAAAACCACTCTACCATCTGCCTAATCTCAGATGCAGTAACGGTGCTGTCAAATTGACTAGCATCGAGGTTAACCCACTGGGTAACTGCTGACCAGTTACTTGTAACCCATTCTTTGAGCATACTAGGCTCAGTATAGAATACAAATATCTGAGTGTCAGCCCTTCCAGCCGCTTCAATTGTTTTACTTAACGCGCTATCAAAAGCCTCACATTCTATTAACCACCAATGGGTGGGTGTGCCCCAAACTAACCTGACTTTCGGTTCATCAGGGTGAGACTGTTGGGTCCGAACTCCTGGCATGATAGAATAACAGTCTTCCAAATTGGATGAGGTTTTAACTTTCTCGTTGTACAATTCTGCCTCGTTAAGATTTTCTCTTTTGGACCCACCATTAGGTAGGCTACCACCCTTAGACAGACTACGACGATTCCTATCCAGACTGAGATCTAGTACAAAGGACTCACTCTTGTTCCATGGGTGAGTTAAATTATCAATGATATTTAATTCATATCCTTCTGGAACATTAGCAAAATTCATACTCTGTTCATAAAGAACTTTGTATTTATATATGCTTTTAGGCCACTCAACGCGATCCAAGTACTTTTCTTCCTGGAATTGAAGACCTGACGGTAACTTCGTCGTGCGAAGAAGTTTTCGGGCAAGCGGTAACACTTCTTTTCGCACTTTAGGTGCTAACTTTCGTTCAATCCTTCCATCGTTGTCGATAACTAGATTCTTCAGATACTTCTGAACGTATTCAGAATCTCTGTTCGATATCGTCAACGACATCACCCTACGCCAAATGCGGTAGCAAAGAGCGTTGCAAGATTACTTAAAACTATCATAATGAAAGTTTTGAGTAATTGTTTCTTGTTAGCCTTTGCAGCATTATATGCTTTAAGGTACTCTTCAATCGCTTGGACTGAGAGATTTATGCCGTTTTCCACATGCTGTTGCATGAACTTAGCGGGCTTCATAAGTTTATTAGTTGGTTTTGACATTTTCTTTCGAAACCTGTA